TTTTGTCTGGAGAGACGCTTGGGAATGAATGCGGGGTGCCATATCGGCCAACACCAGGGAAAATTTATACTTCAACTCAATATTACACATGAACTTTTCTGATGTAAATAAATCTATTTCGCTGCGTATTATCTTAACAAAAAATTTTATATTTTTAATTATTTTGTAACAACCTTACTAATTAAGGCACTGCTCACGCGGTGCCTTTTTTTATTCCGCGCCCTACCATTCACTGCAAACACACAGCTTAAACACTTTGGCAGCGGCGCTTTTCTTTCAACTATCAGCACCTTATGGGGGCTGGGATAATTTCCGATAGGTGGGGTATCATGCTAATCCGCTGCAATAATTTTTTGGAGAAATGCATGGGAATAACATTTAACGACCTCAAGGAAAAGCATCTGAAGTTAGGCCAGACTCAGTGGAAATTGCGCGAGAAGCTGCAAGGCAAAGCGTGTGAACTTGTGCGGGAATACAGTGAATCTTTGTCTCTACCCTCGGATGTCTGGAAAGACTCTGAAGGCAACGAGCATCCTTATGTAGAGATTGGGGTATGGAAAAAGCCAGGCGAGTTTGAATCTGTATCGCTCCCCCGATTGCCGATGGATGAAAATTACACGCTGAACTTTGTGATTTCCACAACACTCGATGATTCACCTTTGACTGGCGGACACCGGCACGGGGTCAGTGTTGCACTCCATTACGATAATGTTGTGCTCTGTGCAAGTGTCGGTAGTGGGGATGATACTGCTTACTTCAATGTATCGCCGAATCCTGGCGGTTTCTACGAGGTTTGCGGGGCTATTAAGGCGTTGATTAATACTGCAATTGTAAGGGAGACTCCAAAAGCCTACATCAATTGATGATGAGGACTTTACTGCACAATTCGTATAAATAATCAGACGTAAAAAAATTTCAGGGCTGCACTTCGGTGTGGCCCTTTTCTTTTCAACTGACAGCCACCCGAATCAGGGAGGTCAACTGTGATAAAAACTATGCAAGATAAAATTTCATCTGCGGCCTCTTACTGCACGTCGGGCGGCCTGATTTGCGGCGGCGTTTTCCAGTGGCTCCACGGCCTCGACTGGAATTTCATAGCACTGATTTGCGGTATCTGTATCGCTATCGCTACGTATATCACTAATCTGTACTTCAAGCGCAGGCAGACCAGGGCGTTTGAATCGGCTTTAAAGCGCGGGCTTATTACCGCGCCCCCGTCGGATGAATGAAAATGGGAATGTCTCCGTCGTTACGAAATAATCTCATCGCCGCAGCGGGGGGAGGGGCGCTGGCAATAGCCGCCGCGCTACTGCCAGCTCTTGAGGGTACAGAGTACAAGCCGTATCAGGATACAGGCGGGGTGTGGACGGTGTGCAATGGCATCACCGGCTCTGACGTAACCCCCGGAAAAATTTATTCGCAGGCTGATTGTGATGCACTGCTGCAAAAACATCTCAGGGTATATGCGCAGGCTGTTGAGCGCTCTGTAAAAGTTCCTCTGAATCACTATCAAAAAGCCGCACTAATCTCTTTTAGTTTTAACGTCGGCGTCAGTGCGTTTGAGCGCTCATCAGTGCTGAGAAATCTAAACGCAGGGCGCTATAAGCAAGCGTGCGACGGACTCCGGGGCTGGGTTTATGTTGATAAAACTAAAATTCAGGGGCTTGTTAACCGGCGCGAAGTAGAGCGCGAAATCTGTAACTGGGGCGCAAAGTGACGCAGCTAAGATGGGCGGCAATTGCGGGAATTTTGTCTGTGCTGACAGTAGCGCTTTTAGTATCCGGGCTGCTTCACTATCACAGCGAAGCGGCAAGCGCACAGGAAAGCATTAAGCAACTTCAGCGCGAAGCGAGCGGACAAGCTGAGATAATTGCATCACAGGCTTTCAGTTTTCAGCGCGCAAACTCTATCGCGGCGACAGCACAGCGAGACGCAACATTCATCAGAGAAGGCGCGAGGAAAAAAGAAATTGAATACAGGACGATACTCAAAACCCGCTCTACGTGCGATACCGCTATTCCTGCTGATATCACTGTCCGGCTGCTCGACTACACGAACAGTTTACGTACCCGCGCGATGCACGCCGATCCCGTCAATTCTGACAGTGCCCGTTCTGGCCCCACTGCCACCGGCACCCTGACTTATTGCCAGGCGGTGCTGTGGATTAATCCGCTGCTGGCAACGATAGAGCAGGCTAACAATCAGCTGGCGGGAATAAGAGAGATAGAAAAGGTTCGTCAGAATGCAATTCATTAACCGGCTGAAAAGCCTGTTTTTTACACACAAAGAGAAGAAAGCAATGACTGATACAGTTGTAGAAGTTCCTGAAGCCACCCCAAGCGCCGAATTTAAAACAGGCGTAGAAGATTTTGAGAAAGCATTTGAGTTCGTCACCGCAGGCGTTAAAACGCTCGGAGACGCAGCGAAAGACGAATTAAAAGCGCTGGCTAAGAAATACCTGTAAAGCCTGAACAGAATTAAGAGGTCGCCAATCGGCGGCCTTTTTTATTCTATGCGGAAGTATTGCGGAGGAAGTATTTGATGGAAACTGTAAAGATAGAAGGGTGGAAGGTCGAGCTATTTGACGACCCAAGTAAATTGAGTTTTATAGCAGGAGAACTACCTAAACGGCCATTTTTCATCGGGTATTCAAGAGAACGATTTAACCCTGATAATTTTCAGGATAAAGAGTTTATTACACTATATGTAAATCGCCACGCCCCGGATACTTGCACATTGCGTCTTAGCAGAGTTTTTGAAGTTCGCTGCACCCCGGTTTATGCCCGCGAAACAAATACATCAATCGGAGAGTAACAACGATGGCAGAACTAAAAGGGAAAAAAAAGCTGTTCTGCCACGCTTACGTTCTTGATATGAACGCGACACAAGCAGCCATCCACGCAGGCTATAGTGCACGGACGGCATATAGCATAGGGTCGCGTTTACTATCAGAAGCAGCGGTAAAAGAATGCATTAACAGGCTTAAGCAGGACCGGATTGATCAATTAAATATAGACGCGAATTATGTATTACTGCGCTTATATGAAATTGATCGAATGGACGTGCTGGATATTTTGAATGACGACATGTCTGTTAAACCGGTCAGTAAATGGCCAGCGGTGTGGCGTCAGTATCTGAGCGGCTTTGATCTGGCGGAAATGTTTGAAGGGCAAGGGGATAATCGCGATATTGTCGGCGTTCTAAAAAAAATAAAGTGGCCGGATAAAGTTAAAAATCTTGAGTTGCTGGGCAAACATGTGACAGTTCAGGCGTTCAAAGAAAGCGTTAAAAATGAGATTACAGCCCCGGACGGTTCGAATGGCATAATCATCAAACTTGTTAACTCCCCTGATGACGACTGAATACACTATAGAATTTCTGCCATTTCACAGCAGGCAGAAAAGCATTTACCGCACGTCGGCTAAACGTAAAGTGATCCGCGCGGGGCGTCGTTTCGGCAAAACAACGATGCTCGAACAGTGCGCTGGGAACTGGTCAGCGCACCGCATGCGGGTAGGGTGGTTTGCACCCTCTTATAAAATACTTCTCCCTTCTTACAAGACGATACGCAATCTCTTGAAGCCGGTGACGGTCAGCGCAAGCAAAACCGATATGATTATCGAGCTGATCGGCGGCGGGCAGGTAGAGTTCTGGACCTTGGACAATCCAGACGCCGGGCGGTCCCGCAAATATCATAAAATTATCATTGATGAAGCGTCGCTGGTTAAAAAAGGGATGCGCGACATCTGGGAGCAGGCCATTGAACCGACGCTGCTTGATTATGATGGCGATGCAGTCATGGCCGGTACGCCGAAGGGCGTAGATGATGAAAACTTCTTTTATCAGGCGTGTAACGATAAAGCGCTGGGCTGGGAAGAGCACCACGTACCTACTACCGCTAATCCACAAATTAAGCCGTCTGCCTACGCGCAAATTGTGGCAGGCAAGCCCCCGCTTGTCGTTCAGCAGGAATATTTAGCCGAGTTTGTAGACTGGCGCGGACAGAACTTCTTTAAGCTTGACTGGTTGCTTGAAAACGGCGAATCGGTGGACTACCCGGCGCACTGCGATACCGTGTACGGCGTCGTGGATTGCGCTCAAAAAGGCGATATTAATAACGACGGTTCGGCCTGCATCTGGTTTGCGCTCATCAATTATCCGATCCCACATCTGATAATACTCGACTGGGAGATCATTCAGATAGACGGCTATTTTCTGAAAGACGTTGTACCGCAGTGGGTGAATAGAACAAAACATCTCGCTGAGATATGCCTGGCGCGGATGGGTAGCACGGGGTTGTTTATCGAAGATAAAGCCACGGGTATTACTTTGCTTCAGCAGGGCGCTAACGAAGGCTGGAACGTCCATCCGATTGACAGCGGTTTAACTGCACTGTCTAAAGAGTCACGCGCAATAAACATATCTGGCTACGTGGCATCGGGAAAAGTACGCGTATCTAAATACGCTTACGAAAAAATATCAGAATATAAGCAGTCGAAGAAAAATCATCTGTTAACGCAGGTTCTTCAGTTCATCATTGGCGAAGTTAATCAGGATGATGACCTTTTCGATTGTTTTAACTACGGCGTAACACTCGGCCTCGGTAACGGCGAGGGCTTCTGACGGGACCTACTTATGTACGAAGATGATTTCGCGTTCGGCAGCGACTCGACGGAGCTTATTAAGCTTCTGGAAAGCGACGATATCCAGCCAGGTATAACCGCCGGATATCAGACGTGTAAAACGATCTATCTCTATCACCCCCTGGGCGGAAAAATGGTAGACCGTCCGGTCAAAATGGCAATGAACGAACCCAGGGCGGTCCACGTCGCGCAGGCATTCGGGCTTGAGCAGCGTCTGCGTGATGCGTTTGAAAGAGAATGGAAAGCCCTTAATGCCAACCGACACATCGCTAATGCTGCGCGTATCGCCCGAATTTACGGCGTTTCGGCCGTGGCGATGCTTGTGGATAATCAGTCGCCGGACGAGTCGCTGGATTATCGCACGCTGTACAAGCATAACGTGAGTTTTAACGTTCTTGATCCGCTTAACACCGCGGGCAGTATCGTGCTGAATCAGGACCCCAATGCGCTGGACTTTCAGCGTGTCGAGGGCATCAGAGTCGCGGGGAAACCGTATCATAAATCGCGCTGTGTGGTTGTGCAGAACGAAGACCCGATTTACTTAGCGTATAACGCGGCGGCTTTTGGTTTCAGCGGTCGCAGTGTCTATCAGCGTGCATTATACGCGCTCAAGTCTTTTATACAGACAATGCGCACAGACGACATGGTAGCCGCAAAGGGTGGGCTACTGGTGACAAAAATACAGAATCAAAGTTCTATTGCAAACAGTGTGATGCAAAAGCTTAACGGCATTAAACGCCATATGCTTAAGCGGGGAAAAACCGGCGAAGTGCTGCAAATTGGGGTGCAGGATAGTATTGAATCCATTGATCTGAGCAATCTTGAAAAACCACTGGACTCCGCTCGCAATCATATACTTGAAAATATCGCCGCTTCCGCCGATATGCCAGCTATCATTCTGAACTCAGAAACATTTGCACAGGGGTTTGGAGAGGGAACGGAGGACGCGCGATCTGTCGCGGTATACATCGATAATATCCGGGGGTGGCTGGAGCCGCTTTATGACTTTTTCGTCAGGGTATGTCAGTACCGCGCCTGGAACATCGAGTTTTTCCGTTCCCTGCGTGCTGATTTTACAGAAATCGAGGATACATACAGCGTCTATTTTTCAAGATGGATTAACAACTTTGAATATAGATGGCCCTCGTCTCTGAAAGAGCCTGAAAGCGAAAAAGTTAAGGTAGATGAAATACGCTTTAAAGCTATCGTGAGTATGCTTGATGTGCTTTTACCGCAGTTGAATCGGGACGTTGAAAACCGCGCGGCGCTGGTAGAATGGGCGTGCGAAAACGCCAACGCCAACGAACATCTTTTCCCGCAACGTCTCGATCTGGATTTTGATGCGCTACGAGACAATCCCCCCGCACAACCTGTACAAAATGAGCCGGGGGGTGGGATGATGCTATGAGAACTTTTACCCGAAAAGTCAGGGAGGCCGTCAGATACTTCCTACGAAACGGCTATTCGTCCAGGGAAGAGCTGGAGTGCTGGCAAAGCGTTATCCGGGACGCGGCGGAGGGTGAGACATCCAGTGATTATCTCGACAGGGTTTCACGTCACCTCCGGCATACCTATGAAATGCAGATCAGCCACGCTAAAGCGCTGAAACGTCATCCCGGGGTTTCCCGTTTCACACTTAACTACATTGAGCCAAAACTAAAAACAGAGCTTGACAGGCGAATATTAGCGAGCGTTGATTTGATAAAGCTGAACCGGCAAAAAGCGATTGCTACGACGCTCTCGCGGTTCAGCGGGTGGGCCAGTAGTATCCCCCCTGCGGATTCGATAGCGCTACGCGGTGTACAAGGCGCGATGCTAAAAACAGCGGAACACATCCAGAAAAGTGCAGAGCAGGTCGATTTTGAAGCGCGTCGGGTGATGATTGATCAGAATCACAAGCTGATAGCTAATATCGATAACGTAATCGCAACAGATAATAACGCAATTGCCGCGGTCTGGCACAGCCACTGGCGACAGCCCGGATATGACTACCGGCGGGACCACAAAGAGCGGGACCAACTCACATATCTTATCCGCGGCAACTGGGCGCAGAAAAAAGGCTATATCAAACCCGGCAATGCGGGCTATCTGGATGAAATTACCCAGCCGGGTGAAGAGGTTTTTTGCCGCTGTTACGTTACCTACATTTACAACCTTCGCAGTATCCCTCAAGAAATGCTGACTAAAAAAGGTAAGCAATTTCTGGAGTCCTTAAAAGCAGCATAGGAGCATTAATCCGTGGCTATTTCTGGCAGCGGGATAATGTTTCGTCAAGGTGAGTTCGTCTTCCTGATCCAGCGCTCAGACGATGGAATGTGGTGCATACCCGGCGGCGACGTTGCGCCGGGTGAGCTTGCTGTAGACGCAGCACGGCGAGAAGTACAGGAGAAAGTGGGTTATCAGTACGACGGCCCGCTGACACCGGAAAGTGTTTCCGGTGATTATCTCACGCTGCGCGCCACCGTGCCCGATCAGTTTGACGCAGTAATTAACGACGAGTCGCTTGGCGCTGGATGGTTTCATATTGACGATTTGCCGAAGCCGTTGCATCAGCCCTTTGCAGAGGTTTTGTCAGGGCAATCGCTCAACGAAACCGAAGTGGCCGCGCTTATCGCTGACGGAACATTAAGCAGCCCGCAGTATTTTATCAACATGTGGATGTTCGCCATCCGGGTGACAGGAACAGGGGTTACCTGGCGCTCCGCAGACCAACAGATGACCTTTCGCAATCCGGATGACTATCTCACCCCCGAATTTCTCCAGCGTGTGGCCGGGTTACCTCTAATCTGGCTGCACCCCGAGAAAAATACGCTCGATAGTGATGAGTTCGCAAAACGCGTTATCGGCACCCTGACCAACAGCTGGGTTGCTGATAATGGCGAGGTGTGGGCCATTGCGCGCGTATACGACGCCGAGGCTGCCGAAATTATGGCGACCCGGCAATTAAGCACCTCCCCAACCGTCAAATTTGTTGAGGTGCCCGATTCAATCATTGAGATCGACGGTCAGCCTCTACTGGTGGAGCCATCCCCTGAGCTGCTCGACCACGTTGCAATTTGTGAACAGGGGGTGTGGGACAAACTCCTGGCCCCTACTGGTGTTAAATCTGATTCCATTCCAAATGAGGCTGAAAAGATGGACGAGGAAAAGTTTGTACAGATGTTTAATAAGTGCATGGACGCACGCGAAGCGAAAGCCGACGCGGAGGCTGAAAAAGCCAAAGCCGATGCAGAAGCGAAAGAAAAGGAAGAGAAAGCGGAAAAAGCTGATTCTGAGGCGAAAGAAGCAGAAGAAGCCAAGGCCGACGCAGAAGAGAAGGGCGCCAAGGAAAAAGCCGACGCGGAGGCCAAAGAAAAGGCAGATGCTGAAGAGGCTGAACGCCTGGCAAAAGAGAAAGCAGATTCTCAGCTTCGCAATGAGATCGCGGAGTTACGCGCACGCATTCCGACTGAGCTAAGCGACTCCGAGCGTAACGAAGTGGCTGACGCACAGGTAAAAGCCGATAGCGTGTTTTCAGGTTTCGGGAAGCGCGCACCGATCCCACTCTCCGGTGAAAAACCGCTGGCTTACCGCAGGCGGCTGATGGTGCAACTACAGGAGCATTCCCCTGATTTTAAAACCGTGGATTTATCGTCAATCGCCGATTCCGCACTGCTGGGATTTGCTGAGAAGCAGATCTACGCCGACGCACAGAAATCAGCGAGTTTGTCTGTCGCACCCGGCACACTGCGCGAAATAAAACGCGCGGATGCAACAGGGCGTCAGATTAGTACGTTTGAGGGCGATCCGTCAGCAGCATGGGCACCCTTCAAAGCGGGTAAGCGTCAGGTCACCGGATTTAATAACCAGGCTTAAAAGGAGTAATTAATGGCAAGTTTATCTCTTAATCCGATGGCGACAACTAACGCCCTCGGTTCTTTTGGTGTGCAGTCTGACGGGTACATCCAGGGCGTAGCGCTGGACGACCCCGCAAACCGCTTCAATCTTGCGGCGGGAACGGTAGCGGAAAACGAGACACAGCCGCTGTGGGGCGGGCTACCCGTTGCCGAAAATTTGCCCGGGACAAATTCCAGCCCGCGAGGGTCAACAATTCGCAGAGCGGTATCTCTGTCGGAAATTGAAGGTTTCACAGTATTCAATCAGGCGCATAACGGGCTTACCACGCCTCAGTCACCGGTGCCGCTGTATGCGTCAGGCATGAGCGTTTCTTACTATCGGCTTGGCTCGAATATGCGCGTGCCGCTAAAAGCTTCTCCGGAGGTGGTTGCGCTGGGTACAGCCGGGGCATCGGTAAAAACGCCGTTGGCGTGGGATTTTGTTAACAGTCAGCTGACAACCGCAGCATCCGCCGGATTTTCAGGCGCTGATATCGCTACAACGGCGATTAGCTATGAAGATGGCGTTGCTAAAGCGACTACGGCATCCGCGCACGGGCTGGTAGCAGGACAGTACGTAAAAATAAGCGGTGTGGCCCCTGAAGCGTACAACGGTACTGTGATCGTTTTGTCAGCGCCCACTACTACCTCGTTCACTTATACCCCTGTGGGGACCCCGTCCGGCCCTGCGACTACGCAAGGAAATATGGGTGCCGTAGCGCTCACTGATATTGCATTGCCCGTGAAACTGATCGCTATTGAATCGGGTAACTCAAAGACCGTCAGTTATGACAGCGTGAAGGGCTTTCTGACGTGGAAAAACGAAGACAGCTGCGCGCTTGTCTTATTATAATCCGGAGCAAAATTAAATGGCTGCAATCACTCCCAGTTACACTATTGTCAATCCGTCGTATATCGCGCCGGAGATGATAATTGGCTATCAGCAGGCGTCCGGCGCGTTTGAAGCTATCGCCAGCGGCAATCCTCAAATACGCCTCGGCGTTGGCGATCAATACGCTTATCTGCGCCGTCTTGATATCCGCACGCAGGTCACATCAAGCCAGTCGGGAAATGGAAATCAGCTTCCCAGCGTGGCACTTGAAACCCGAATGATATCTACACCTACCTATCTTTTTCGTTGTCGCGGAATTTATGATCATCACGATATGGCGGCGGCCGGGAACTGGAATATCGCATTACCGGAAGCACAGCGTTTAGGTATGCGTCAGGGTATTTTTCAACAGCTACGATCCGCGTTGCTGAACGGCATGAATCCAGCAGAGGGCGAAGGGCTGCTGAATACTGCTGGCGCGACTACGGAAACTCTCCCCGCTGATACCAGCGGTAACGCAACGGTATTATCGTACGATCACGGACAAATGGCGGTCTATCTGCTCGGGCATGTGCAGGCAGCGCTAACCCGGACGATGCAGCTCGGACGCCAGCAGCGTGTAGTAATACTTGGCCCGCAAAGGGTACTGGGCGCGATGGAGATTCAGCAAGTTGTTCAACTGACATCTTATCAGCGCCCCGGCGGCGGTACTGATACCGTGGGTAACATGGTAGAAGAGGTGCTTAAAGGTGCTAACGTTCGGGTTGACTGGGTATATGACGATACGCTTATCGGCGCGGGTGCGGGGAATACCGATGCCGTGATTATTACGGTTCCCGAGGTTGAGGTGCCGATGACCAATTCAACGGTGAATGCTAACGAATTTGCCAGGTTGTCCCCGTCTCTCGCGGCTAACGCGCTGATGTTCTGCGACATGGCGGCACCGCGTGAAATTCCGACCCCTATCCCCGGCGGCGCGGTTGATGTGCTGTCAGAAATGCGCTCAACATCGGGCTGGGCTGTGCGCCCGGAAGCCATAACCGTCCTTTCGATGAAATACAGCGCCTGATCTATTGAGAATTAAACAAGCCTCCGCCGAGGAAACTCCGCGGAGGTTTTTTTTTGTGGGGTAAACAATGAAACTTTACATCGCTAATACGACTAAGCAACGCCACGTTTTTACTTTCCGCATGCTGGAAACGGGTCGCCTGCGCCAGATCCCCATACCGCACGGGGGCCAGATGCAGGTACTTGACGGCTCCTCCGATGAAATTGACGCAGTTATTCAACATCATCAGGCATACGGGTTAGTAGACTCCAGCAGAATAGATCAGAGTAAAGCGTTTATTGGCTTGTGCTACAGCATTAATAAGCCCGTTTCGTCGGCAGTCATCGAAAAAACGCTACGTGATAACGATCATCATCTTACGCGTGAGGCTCACAACCGCCGGCAGGCTTCTGTTGCCGCACTGGACAGCACGTTACGCGAAAGTGGCACCGGATATTCCGGGGAGATGGAGTTTAGCGCAGAGCGAACTAAGGGCAGGGATGACGGAGACGACGTATCAGATATTAACGAAAAGATAGTGACGCCCAAATCCGGGAGCCGGAAAAAATGACGATCAGCGTGGCCGGTTTTATCGGATTCGTTCGCACTGAAATGGGCATTACGGCAGACGATATCCCGGACGCGTCCGGGTCTCTTACGGCAGCGTACAGCGGCGCGGTGGAGTGGGTTAATCGTGAAATTGAAACGGTTATGCCAATCCTGTATGCCAGCGCCGTCTACAACCTCGCGGCGTCTTTTCTCGTCAACTACGGAACTGAACCCGTGCTGGCGAAGTTGAGGAGCGCTAAAGGACTGAATGATTTTAAATCCGGGGTGATAACCGGGGCGTCGGATAACGCAACCAGTGCCCAGCGACTTGCCCCGGATTTTTTTAAAGATTTATCGCTATCGGATTTACAAATGCTGCAAGATCCGTGGGGCCGCCGCTACCTGATGATCGCTCAACAATTCGGAAGCCTGTGGGGGTTGTCATGATTACTTTTCATCTCGGCGTTATTGATATTCCCTACGAAGATGAGAACACGACTACCGGCGACGTCGCGGGATATCTTGAGTCTAAGTACCGCATCATGCAGACGTTCTTCGATCGTCACAAAAACGATATCGCTGATCTGATAACGAAAGACATGGCAGCCGGACTTGAAAATTTGCTGGCGGGGGCATCCGCGAACCGCGATCCGCTTGCGGAATCAATGTCGCATATTCACAACCTGTTTGTCGCTTTTCTTGATAACGAAGAAATGAACGGCTTGCCGGGCGTACCCACGCGCCGCGCGTTGCTCGGAATTTCTAAACGCTTCAAACACAAGAAAGGCAACCCGCGGCCTTCATTTATCGATACCGGAACCTATCAGGCTTCTATGCGCGCCTGGGTAAGCGGGGTGCTCAATGCCTTCCCTGAGTGAGTTTAGTACCGCAAAAACAGAGTTAAACGCCATACTGACGACGGGTCTTGATGACCTGAGTCAGTTTCAGAACGTGACTTTTACCAAATATATTCGCAAAGTTTTACCGCTTGATGGTTTCGTGTTCTGGATTAAAGCCTCTCTGCTTGACGAGGGGGAAAGCAGCGATCCAGACACAATCAGCGTTAAGGGTTATCTGCATCTGACGACTGAATCTATACAGAATGACGAGCAGTTATACGATCGTAACGTAGTGACATTCACAGCGCAGGCGGATATCGATCCGTTTAACGATATCGGTTCTGATGTGCTCTATATCGGCGAGTTTTTCGGCATTCAGTTCTCTTTTTCGCGCCGTACGGGACTGAATGAACCCGCGAACCTTTATCACTACACCGGCGAAGCGATTTATCCTCACATGCGATCGCAGATTATCAATTCTGCCGCAGATATCGATCTCAATGATGTGGTGGTATCTAACTCGTTGCCGATCTGGTTGGCACTTAATAAGTTTATGCCAATGTATCCGGCAATGCTGGCGCTACAAAATCTGTCGCCGCCGTACGCGACAGTTAAATGCAGTAATACCGCGCCAATCGCGGGGGCCTTCTTTCTTGACGAGAATCAGAACCAATATCAGCTGGTTTCCGAAGATGTAACGCTGGCTGTTACCGGCCTGCGTAACGCGCTCGTGCAGGATTTTTTAAGCTATATCCAGGACTACACGCTGAGCGACACAGCGGAAATGGGAGTAATGAATACCCCCGTCGTGCAGGATGAGCGCGTTACGCAGAACGAGCTGAATATTCTCGCGCAACGGAAAACTGTCAAATTCAGAATTAATTACTATCAGCAGCGGATGAGAAACCTATCCCGTGGACTGATCATATCTGCAATTCCGTCTTTATTCCCGGAGAAATAACGCAATGTCTATTGTTAATATTAATGTGTCGGTAACCGATCCCCCCAGGCCTTCGGCTCTGCTTAAATCCGGTGCGATGGTTTCTACAGGCGGGACGACCCTCGCGCCTGGCGGCTATCAGCTTTTGACCTCAGCGGAGGACATCAATGCGATTCTTGCCCCGGCTAAGGCTATATCTTCTCTCGCCTGGGCCACGGGGATAGTGACCGTCACGCTGGTGGAGGCGCACGGATGGCCGGAGGGCGATAACGTCCCGATCATCGTTGCGGGAAGTACCCCCGCTGGCTATAACGGGGCGTTTACGTCGACCGTGACGGGGGATAAGACTCTTACCTATGCTCTGAGCGTTGATCCGGGGACCGCAACCACAACGGGCACCGTCTCCTCAGTCGCCGCGGGTGAAATACAGCAGATGAGCGCAACATACTGGGCGCAGGGTTCAGGACGTGCAGTTTATGTTCTGGAACTCGGTGAGCTAAGCGTACCGGCCGCAGTGAAAACGCTCGGTACATTCATCAGTGAAGATACCTCACTCGGCAATACCTACCAGAAGTTTTTTTCATATCTGACGCCGCGGGAGTGGGACACGGAATCAACCTTCCGCGCGCTGGTGAACAATTACACGTCAGCCGGATCGCTGGTTAAATTCTTTGTTACTACGACAACCGCGACCTGGGAGGCATGGGCCTCGGAAAAATATCCAAATGTATTTGCAGGCGTCGAAGCCCCAGGCATAAGCGCCACTGAATTTTCGATGGCTGCCCCTTTCCAGTCTGCTTTATCCAACGATCCGGGTTCATCAAATATGACGCCTCCGATGGCGTGGCGCTTTATGTACGGCGTGACCGCTTATCCGGCGGCGGGCAATGGCGCTTTGCTAAAGACGTTGCAGGCAAACAACATTAATTACATCGGCACCGCCGCGGAAGGGGGACTTAGCAATAAAATGCTGGTAGCGGGGCACATGCTGGACGGAAACCCTTTTAATTACTGGTATGCCGTCGCATGGTGCGCCATCAATCTTGAGCTTGATATCGCAAATGAAATCATCAACGGATCTAACACCAGCGTCAACCCGCTTTATTACAATCAGCAGGGGATAGACAGGCTACAGCGCCGCGCGCTGAAAACGTTACGCTCAGGGATAAGTTACGGCCTGATACTTGGGCAGGCCCTGGGTGAAAGCATGATCCAGAGTGACTTTAACAACGCCTACAATAAAGGGCAATTTGCGGGCAGTGCTGTGATCAACGCGGTGCCTTTTGCGAGCTACACAAGCCTTAACCCCTCGGACTATGCCCAGGGTAAATATGGCGGCCTCAGTACTGTGCTTACGCCGTCGAGGGGCTTTGAGTCGATTACATTCAATGTGAATGTCACTAATTTCGCGGGAGCATAAGGCATGTCCAATCCATTAATTCCCCAGGGCTTTCTTAACAGGGTCCGGGGCAGCATGACTGTTACTGATATCCCGGCGCTGAATGTTACTGCGTCGTATCTCGGTAAAGACGGGATCAGCTTGAGGCCCGACGGCGCTGCTACCGATATCATCGCTACGATGACAGGCACGATCGGCAGTCAGGCGCCGTATCAACAGGCAACGGTAACCGTTCATCTGCTTAAAACGCAGGCGCTCGCGGTGAGCTATCAGAATCAGTTTATTAATGACACGGCGCTCGGAGAGGTGGTAGTAACGCCCGACGCGACACCCTTTAACGCTATTACGTTGCATAACTGTTATCTGGTCAATTTCAACGAACTGACTTTCAGCGGCGCGGACGCGGGTTACGTAGTCACGATAACCGGGTATCTGATAACCAATAATAAAATGTGGGGTTAATAGCGATGCGAATTGATAAAAAGCTGAACTTTGTCACCTCAGTTAATCGTGACGACGGAGAAATAGTATACGTGCATGTTATTCCGTTACCTCACGAAGTCGTGGAAGAAAACTGCGTTCTTCTCGGTAGTCTTTTTAACAATTTCTTCTCAACGGTTGGCGCGCTGGGATCTACTCGTGTCGCGGCTATGATGCTGCGCAAGGCCATTCAGTTGGGGGAAGGGGATAACGCGAGGGGTACAGAAAAGCTCCCGACGCTTCTTGATGATATCGCACGCATGAGCACCGTCGTATGTAAAATATCCGGCGACTGGCAAAGCATACCGCTGGACACCGCAGTAAGCCAGGGAGTGATAACGCCGGATGAATACCGCGAAGTTGAGGGCGAGATTGTTTTTTTTATTGTCAGCTCTGCGATACAGAAAAGCAGCTTAATACCCGGGACGATCGGGGCGGTCCTGGGTGTGTACAGTGGGCAACTTACATCGTTGAGCGCTACGGAGTACAGCGCTTCTTTACCGACGTTGAAAACGGATACCAATACCCCGACCCCGAGTGTCCCGCAGGAAACATCATTTATACCGTCCTAGACTGGGCCTCTAACGAGGGCTTCCGTGAACTTTGTCGGGAGCTGGACTGCGAACAGTTCAAAAGCCCTCTCCATTTTCGCCAGCGCTTTATTCTCGACGCTATAAAACACGGAGACTATTTTAATGTCGGTTAAAAGCATCTGGGAGATTAATGTTGATGACAGCCAGTTCCAAGATTTTCTCGCTAAATACAACGATTATCAAAAATCGCTTGAGCAGATGCCGGAGCAGTGGAGAAGTATCGCGCAGGGCATAGGCATTACAGCAAATGAAGCAGGCAGGGCGCAAAAAGGAGCCGAGTCTGTCTCGGCGGCTTTCAATGCCGGAATAGCTGCGCTAACGACGCTTAACGCCAGTGTTGGTGAACTTAACGGCTCACTTACTCAGGCATCAAAACGCCAGGGGGATTTTGGTAAAAAATCCCGGGATTCGGCAACGTTTTTGCGCAAAGCAAATCAGCACGCGAAAAGCCTGGCGGGGCATATTAAAAGCGCGACAGGAAGCTTGTTGTCCTGGGGGAAAATCCTCGGCATTTTTTCGGGCGTGCTCGGCGCAGGCGGGCTGTTTGGCATAAATAAATTAGCTTCTGTGGCGTCGTCGCAACGATTCAATGCGCAGGGGCTTAACACTACATCCGGCGGACTCGATGCCAGTAACATCAATTTCAACCGGATTTTAGGAAACGCAACGGCAACACTCGGCGCTATCAGAAACGCCCAGCTTGATCTCGGGCAGCGCTGGAAGTTTCAGGCGCTGGGCATAAAAAATCCGGATGCGGACCCTTCAAAAATACTGCCGGAGCTGCTGCGCAACGCCCGTGATATTTTTAACCAAACGGGACGCACGCAACAGGGGGCTGAGGCATACGGGCTGACAAGCTTTATGTCAATGGAAGATTTGACGCGCCTGAGTAAATACAGCGACGCCCAAATCGATGCGATGGCAAAACAGGCGACGGCGGACGCGCAGCGCCTGCAACTGACGGATAACCAACTCAGACAGTGGCAGGACTTTAACGTACAGCTTGACCGCAGCCGGCTGAATATCCGTAGCACCTTTGTCCGGGGTCTGTTGCCGCTGGCACCGCAGCTTACGCGATTATCATCGGCGTTCTCTGATGCCGTCAGCGCTGTAATGAAATCACCCGCTATAGGCGCGGGGATAGACTGGCTTGGCAATGCCATAAAACGTTTCAGTAGCTATCTTTCATCGCCTGAATTTCCCCGGGATGTAAGAGACTTTATGCGCGGCGTTGCGCGTCTTGCACGGGCTATTGAAAAGGCGGCGGACTGGATAGCCTGGATGTTTGAAACCCCGTCGGAACCGGCTGGCCCTGACAAGAGGATCGGCCCCTATACCCGCCAACACTTCGCCGATGAAAACAAATCTAAGTCCCCGTCGAATGTTCCGTGGCGCGGTATCAACCCGATAGTTGATCCTTACACGGGTAAGAAATATCTGCCACAGAAAATCAACGACGATTTCGCCGCCGCTGCCAAAAAGTATGGGGTCAGTGAAAAGCTGTTAAAAGCTGTCGCCGGGGCTGAATCATCATGGGATGTACAGGCTAAAAGTAAGGCGGGTGCGCTGGGTCTGATGCAGGTCATGCCGTCTAATTTCAAGGACGGGGAAAACCCGTTTAATGCGAGAGACAATATCATGGCTGGCGCGAGAGTACTTGCCTGGGCACAGAAGCGGGCGCATGGAAACCTTGATGAGATGCTTCGTACCTACAATGGCGGCGTAAACAGGGGGAGCGCGGAAAATATTAATTACCCGCAACGTGTCAGGGAGCAATATCTGGCCATGTTTGGTAAACCTGTAAGTGGTAGCGAACAAGCCGGTACGACTAAGGCACGGGAGGATCGCTACACCTCGGATCTTATTTCTGCTTACACCGGCTCACGTCCCGGTATTGTTATTTACAATAACACCGGAGGCAGCGCCCTGGTGTCGAGCACCCAACTGAGGGGGGCGCACTGATGGCTATCTCCCGCGAGATCTACCGGCTGGGCTTCCAGATTTCGCCGGTTATTTTCTGTGATGGTATCGCTGCAGGTATTCCCGGCGGTATGTTACCTGTCGTCGCGATTACGCAAAGCGCCAGCTTTGTCAGCGGCCTGTTGAGCGGAGCATTTAACCTTACTTCACTTGATAAGTATTTCTGCCACTGGCGTCCGGCGCAGGGCGGAACGCTGATCGACTATGACATCGCACGTTACCCTTTTTTTAACCAGGCCGTGGCGGCCAACGCGCTACTGGCACAGCCACTACGCATTCCAATGATGATGTCCGCGCCCGTTAACGAGAATACTGGCGCGATAACAAAACTCGTTACGTTGAGTGCGCTTCAGTCAGTTATCGAGGCCCACAGTAATCTCGGCGGCACCTATGTTGTAGCCACCCCCGCGGCTTTTTACAGCGGTTGCGTGCTGAAAACCGTTTCAGATGTAACCAGCGGTGGCGAGCCATTGCCACAAAGCCAGTGGCTTTGGGATTTTGAAAAACCGCTGATAACGCAAAAAGAAGCGGCAAACGCCGTAAATAGTTTCCTGGGCAAACTTGACAGCGGGGACAAAGTTAACTCAAGCGCCTGGACTAATACGTTTTCGGCACTGGGTAATACCGCGCTGGGGAGTGGCATATCCGGCGTTGCCGGTGACCTCACAAACGTCGCCGGGAAGATTACGGGATTAATCGGGAGGCTGGGACTGTGACTACGGAAACCTTTCCGTTTACTGGAAACGAGAATGAAAGCCAGCATTTCAGCCCGACAATTAACGGCGAAGCGGTCAACTGCCAGATCCGCTGGAATATGTCGGCGCAGCGCTGGTACCTGGTAGTTACTGACGGTTCGGGAACACTATTGCGCACCGTCGCGCTGTCGGAGTCTGTGCAGGGGCGTGAAATCAATTTAGTTAAAGATATTTTTCCCGGTGCGTCCCTGTCGTGGCTCGCCGACACGGGAGTAATAGAGGTAACCGGCTGATGCGCTATTACGATTTGACGATAATGGATGAAAGCGGAAAAGCGATACGGCATTACGGCAGCCTGGCGAATGGCGTTTACGACCCCGGTGCCCTAATGATCGAATTCGATATTCTCCGTTTCGGAGAATCGACGCCGCAGGGAGGAAGTCACGTCACCCTGTGGGGAATCAGTCAGAAAGAAATGCAGCAGGCTACCCAAGATTTATTTAACAAGCGTATGCGCCTGCGTGCCGGCATGTCAGCGGGGCTTCCACTGGCAAACCCTGCGCAGCGAAGCGTTATTCTTGACGGCTACATCTGGCAAGTATACGGCAACTGGATAGGGACAGAAATACGCCTTGATTTCGTCGTGATGCCAGGGCCTTCCGTGGGACAAAGCGGCGAGGCGTTGCCGGATATTAACCTCACGCTACCGTGGAATAAAGGCACCGAGCTTTCCGTAGCGCTGACACAATGTTTTCAGACGCTGAATAAGTTTGCTTTTGATATCAATATCAGTGACCGGCTGGTCAACAATTACGATTATCCGATGTTTTGCGGCAGCCTCAGCGAAATGGCGATATCACTTAACGCGATAAGCAAAAGTATTATCACGACGCCCGGTTATAAGGGCGTGGATATCGTGATGGTCAGCGCCGATAAAATCAGAGTATTCGATAACGCAAAGCAGTTAAAAGCCTCGTCAGGTAGTGCGCCTGTTACGCAAGCGAAGACCATTAACCCGGTTGATCTTGTTGGCCAACCGACCTGGGTAGGCTTTGGCACGGTCAGCGTTCAGTGTGTGCTACGCGGCGACGTGATGGTCGGCGATGCAATCCGACTGCCCGCGCAGTCGCGTGCGACGCTGACTGATTCGTCATATTCACAGTATAAAAATTCGGTAGCTTTTACCGGGGTGTTCCGCGTGTCCTCAGTGCGGATACTCGGCAACAGCAGGCAGGCGGACGGAGCCAGCTGGATGACGATTATTGAAGCTTATCCCCTGCTGGAGAAAACTGCATGAGTATTGACAGTAAGATTAATTTCAGCAGGAACATGCACGGCTTTGTCAGCGACAGGATAACGCAGGCCATGCAGATGAAGGGCAAAATTTTACCCGCAGAAGTCGTGGCAAGAAATGGCAACATGATCACCGTTAAATTCCTTCTGCGCGATATTCCCTGGACGCTGCCCCAGGTCACGATCCCCTTATTCGGCCCACAGTACGTTCGTTATCCGATGCAAACCGGGGACCGGGGGATCGTTATCCCGGCCGATACTTACCTCGGGGGCGTGAGCGGGCAGGGGGGTGGCGTGGCGGATATGACTCCGCCCCCGAATCTCGGCGCGCTGGTGTTCCTTCCGGTTTCTAATACTGAATGGCAGGGCGTTGACCCCGGTATGCTAACCGCCTATGGCCCGGAGGGTGTGACACTGCGTGATTCTGGCGCTAAAACCACGTTCATTCTGCGTCCCGACAGCATTGCTATTGTTACCCCGGATACGTTCAAAGTCAGCGCTGCCAGCTCCACGCTTACACTAAATGCGCAGGGGTGGTCACTGACGGGTAGCAACGGAACCCTGACCGACGGAGCCGCCACGACCAGCCCGGCAATTATGCAGGAGGGTTTTAGTGCGCTAATTCAGTGGCTGAATACGCACCAGCACAGCAATGGTAATGAGGGAGCGGACACGGGCGCGCCCGTAAGTAAATTTTCCGGGGGGATAACACATTGAGAACATATGGCCGGGACCAGTCAGGAAAATGGCGGAGGGTTGAGACTGACGCTAACGGATTCGATGACAGCGTATGGTTAACGACTTTAATTCAGACGCTGAAATTGTCGCCCCAGGAATCCCCTTTTTATGCCGCGCACGGTATCCCCGCTAACGGCTCTGTCATACAGCAGATCTTACCAACATATTATGTAGACCGTATTCAGCGGCAGTTTAGTGGCAAATTTGCGTCATTAAGTATCGTACTGACACAGAGCGATCCCCCCGTTTACAACATTTCAGCGATAACGCAATCCGGATCAAAAATAGTAGCGGAGATAGTAACGTGAGTGACTTACCTGTTGAGTGGAACAGCTCGGGGCCGCAGGTGCAAACCGCCGCCGCGCTACGTGAAAAAATAGTCAGCATAGCAACACAACTCGCGCCCGGAATTACAACAGAACTCCCTGGCTCTTTAATCGAAGATATCGCAAGCACGAGCGCTGGCGCACTGTTGATCTGCGACCAGGCCAGAGTAGATGCTATCAACTCGGTCAGCCCGCTGACAGCCAATCTTTTTGTCTTAAATTTGCTTGCTCAGCAATACGGCGTGCAGGGACAGAAAATCGCTGGATTTACCGCAGTAGACGTTACTTTTACGGGGCCTGCGGCGTTTATTATCCCCGAAGGCTTCCAGGTTTCGGACGGGAGTAACACTTTCGCATTACCCTACGCCATTGTTATTAATGCAGATGGCGAATCCGATCCGGTTACCTGTATTGCCACCGTGAGCGGGGCATTTGCGGTGCCCGAAGGAACAGTTACGCGTATTGTAACAGGGGTTCCCGCTGGGATTACGCTAAGCTGCACGAATAAAACCCCCGGGATACCCGGCAGTGGCGCAGAGACGGTCGCACAGTACCGCGCCCGCGTGTGGGACGCCGGTATCCCGACCGTACAGGGCTACCCCGGCTTTATACGTACCGCGCTGGCAAATGTGGCTAATATCAATCTTCGTCTGACAGCGGTTATTGCCGACGGTGATCGATGGGTCATTATGTGCGGAGGTGGCAACACTTACGCAATGGCAGCGGCGATTTATCAGTCGGCGGGCGACATCAGCCGGTTGAAGGGGTGCGCACTTGAGGTTACTGGCATCACTTCAGCCAGCCCCGGCGTGGTAACAACTAATATCACGCACGGTTTCAGCGACGGCCAGACTGTCACTCTCAAGGGTGTCGAGGGGATGACGGGGATCAACGGTACACCGTTTAAAATCAGCGTACTGAGTCCGCACAGCTTTTCCCTTAATTCCGACACCAGCGGTGCCGGAACCTGGGCGGGAGGCGGTGAAGTCACACCGAATCTGCGTAATCAGCGCGTAACGGTGACCGACTGGCCTGATACTTATCTCATTCCGTTTGTTATTCCACTCCAGCAGAACGTTAAAATATTCTTCAAATGGCGAACGGACGGCGTGAACTACCTCACCGCCCAAAGTGTTAATTCTGTCGTGTCCGCGCCGGTTATCGCTTACATCAATCAGCTTTACGCGGGAAAACCGCTGAATCTGAACACAGTTAAAGATATTTTTCTCAGTGCCATTTCTTCAATACTTAACCCGGACCTAATCAGCGCGCTCGATGTCACCGTAACCGTCAACGGCGTTATAACCGCGCCGCAGGCAGCGATGGATATTATTACCGGTGATCCGTACAGCTACTGGTACATCGCTGCAAACGGGGTCACGGTATCTGAGGGGTAAACAGTGAGCGACAAAATAATCCCGGCGTATCTCTATCAACAGTACAACGATGATGAAAACCTACAGGCATTCATTGATACGTATAATTCGCTGGCGCAGGGTTTATACGACTGGTTAAAAAATGCGAATCTCGCTGTTTACGCGGGTAACGGACACGCAGGTCAGGAATTACGCTGGCTGTTGAAGGGACTGTACGGAGCAGACGCACCGGTGCTGATGAACCGCCGCCAGCGCAGCTATGGCGCTTACAACGCGCTGGCGTTTAATCAACTGGCGATTAATGCGTGGGACGTTGTGACGTCAGATGCCGAAGTCGAAACGTCAGACGATTTGTTTAAGCGCGTAATGACGTGGAATTTTTATAAAGGTGACGGCTTTCACTTCACGATACCGTGGCTTAAACGGCGCGTACTGCGGTTTCTGACCGGCGTTAATGGCGCGGACGTAGTGAACGATCAGCGCTGGAGTGTTTCAGTGCTGTTCTCTGATGCGGGCGCGGCAGTGTCAGTTATCAACGGTTATCGGGAATTGACTGATACAGCGGTGCTGAATAGTGCGGCATATAATACCCGGTCTTTCAACGAGGCAAAAAGTACTCTCTACAAAGCTAACAGCTACGGCTATGCAACGTTTTTTAAACAGGCTTTTGAGGGCGGCATATTGCATATGCCGTTTTATCAGCCGGTTTCGGTCACTGTTGTTGGCTAGTTAGAACTTGACTTCATCAACGCGTACATTGCGCGATGTTTTTTCGAGTTCGGCGCTATTGTTCCTGACCTTTGAATCCCGCGTGTCCGTTAGGATGTTTAAATAGAAATTGAGGCACATGCAAATCATTATCAGTGACACTGAAATTAGCGACAAGGGTATGGTTATGCGCAGTAGTAATACATTATCTGATAGTGAAATACTCTCCCCTATCCATGCTCTGATAATAAACGCTATGAGAAATGCGCAAATGCAAATTGTAACTGTCGCGCACGAAGAAAGTAGCGTTTTAACTATATAAATTGCGGCCTTGTTCATCTCTACCATCCTGTCAACTATTCATAGTTCAAATTAATATAGGGCGAAAATGGCACTTACACTATTAGTATCTAATAACGCGAATAGCGTTCTCTCAGCGTCGATTAATGCTACCTCGACTACGTTGTCCGTAAATACAGGTGCGGGTAGTTTATTCCCGGCGGCGGTAGAGGGGCAAAGCTTTTTTAAGCTGACTATCATTGACGCCGCGACGGGCCAGCTTAATGAGATCGTGCACGTTACAGCCCGCAATGGCGATGTGTTTACCATCCTGCGCGGGCAGGAAGGAACGGTAGCGCGGGCATGGTCGGCTAACGATATCGTCGCTAATATGCTGACGGCCGGTACGATCAGGTACCTTATCGACGGGATAACCAATCTACCGGTTGCATCACTCACTCAGGCGGGTATTACGCAACTCAGTAGCGCAACTAATAGCGATGCTGAAAACGTGGCCGCAACGCCTAAAGCGGTGAAAGATGCGCTGGCGAATGTCGGCAATGTTAAAACAGTTAATACGTTATCCCCCGATAATGCCGGAAATGTGCAACTTACGGCTTCAGATGTTAGCGCGTACAGTAAGTCAGAGTCCGATGGGTTGTATATTCCAAAATCCTCAATCGGTGTAAATAACGGCCAGGTAATGACGGTTAATGCGCGATATCCGTCTGAGAATAATCTTACTACCGCCTTTATGTCGGGTGACACTCCGGGGTTATCCAGCGCAACAGGTGAAAAACGGCCATCTCTGGAAGTGAGCAACAATGGCAATAAATATGCGTCAGCGGCGTTGATGTTTCACCGTGAGGGTGATTTTGCAACATACTTCGGGCTGGACACTGATAATGCCCTTGCGATTGGTGGTTATTCACTAGAAAACGCACGTTATCGCATATTCCATGAAGGATTTACAGGCAATCTCTCAACACAGACTGATGCTCAGAACAGGGCTAACGCAGCAGAGCAGAACGCTAAGAATTATACAGACAGCAGGATTAGCGCCGTAACAAATACGGCAAGCAAAAGCGACACTGGCTGGTTTAAAGATACAGCGACGGGGATGATGTTCCAGTGGGGCACTGTAGGACTTGGGAGCGATGTACAAGTTGCATTTCCGGTTGCATTTCCAACAGCGTGCATATCTGTTCAGATGACACAAAGCAATTCTACTAATGGGAGTAATAGTTCTTCTAATATAAGTGCAACCTCAAGAAATAAAAACGGATTTATTTCTCATATCTACACCGATGAAATATCCGCAGACTGGTTAGCAATCGGATATTAAGGAAAAACACTATGAGCTATTTTTACAGTAAAACGACAGGTGGTTTTTATCCGGAAGCGATGAAAAGCGATTACCCGGACTGGCCCGCTGATGCTATACCCGTTAAGGATTCGGATTACGAACAGTTATTTGAGGGGCAGGCTAAGGGTAAAATTATAACTGCTAATGAAAGCGGGTATCCTGTTTTATCTGACCCGCCGCCGCCCACCCAGGAACAACTCCTTGCGGCGGCAGAGTATAAGCGTAGTAAGCTCATGGCAGAAGCAACTCAGACAATAGACACATTACAGGATGCAGTAGATCTTGATATGGCAACGGACGACGAAAAACAGTCGCTTGCTAGCTGGAAAAAATACCGCGTTTTACTGAGCAGAGTAGATTGTACGAAGCCTACATGGCCTGAACGTCCTGATTAATTTTTTTTGATGTGCCTGGCATGTATTTACTTACCGTATGGCGTAATCTTCCAGATAATCGAACTTCTACATATTCATGTGAAAGAATCGCCATTAGAATAGACGCTGTAAGTAATATAATAACCCCCAGTGTGGAGTGCATTGCATTGGGGTATATATTCTCTACTTTATCAGAGAGGAAATTGGCAAGCGGGTTGTGAATTAGATACAATGAAAAAGATATATCTCCAAGTTTAATTAAGAACCGAGGTGTGAACTGGACAATAAATCGATCCGCTAAAGAAAATGTAATAACTAACATGGCGAAGGAGCAAGCTGTGATGAGATTAAATCCTTCTAAATACCCATTCGCAATAGCGAAAACTATTGAAATGAGTGAAATTATTGCCAAAGCGAGAAAAAAAAGTTCATTTGAATTTTTTAAATGCTTGAATATGTAGCCTGCGATCGCACCAATACCAAACTCAAGAATGATTGGGTTAGTAAGAAATCGTGCCATAACTGACGAAAATTCATAACCTGATGTTAAAAATGTGACGTTGGGCATTAAAAAATAGGCGACTATGACCGGGGTGCTGAGCCAACAAATCAATAGGAACAGCCTGGGTTTAATCAACAGACAAACGGCGAAAGCAAGATAAAAATAAATTTCATAGTTAAGTGTCCATCGTATGTTTAACATACTACTTTCACCAACATAAAGGGGGGCGGGATTAGTTAAGTTTGGATGAAATGTCAAAGCACTAATCAAATTGCTAACCTTAGCCGGATGATGGAGAATACTCATCGCGCCTCCCGTTAGAAATGCAAATAATAGAATTATATAATATGTGGGAAGAACTCTGGTTAACCTGTTTACGATGAAATTCAGGCTTGTATTTAAGCCGCTAACCTTTCCATCCGTAACGTACACCATGATGAACCCGCTGATGACGAAGAATAAATCTACACCTATATTACCCCATCCGAAGAGCTTATTCGGAAGCTCAAGGCTAGCTCCATCGGGTACTAAATAGAAACGATAATGAAACAAGACTACAGAAAGGACTGCCAGCCCACGAAGAATCTGAATTGATTCGAGTTTATTTTTCATCATCAGCCAATAATATTTATGTTAATCAAGAATGCCACACGAGCATATAAATTATCCCAATCATCCCACACCCGCCCCAACAAATCACTAAACGGTTAAGATTTTGTGATGATTGTTGGGGTGGGGGATGGCGTCAATCACGCGAAGCGTTGCGCCTCTTCCTGGGAGAACGCAACTAGTTCCCATGCCAGCTCTTTGCCGCACTCGTAGCAGCTCAACAGTTGAGCCGCCTCAAGAATAGTTTTTAGGTGGTTCACAAAGTCCGCACGGGCAACGGGGTGGCTGTTCTGCTTAGCTTTATGGATGCGCTTAATTTCACCTTCTTCAAAGTATCGGTGCTGGGCGGCGACTGCTTCTTCAACTGTAGGGAAGCACCCAACATAAACGTTTTTACCGTTGTTGCTCGCCCAGGCGCTGTAAGGGTTATATTTACTCTTACGGTGATAGACCATCTTAGGCAGGCATTCGCGATGCGGGGCAACAACAATTGTTGGCTGCTTAACCTGACCCGCTTCACGGTCAAGCAGGTCAAGTACCCACTTGCGGAATTCCTCGGCCACAGGAGTGCGGGCAAACATGGCTATCAGATGGACGCCGCGCAGGGAGAATATACGGACAGAAATCTTACGTAAGCTATTGTTTATTCCATTGGTGGTCGAATCGACCACCAACGACATACCTTTTTCAAATTCGCTTTTATAGTTGGCATAAAGACCGCTTACGGAACGTTTATCTGCATATCCTAACGCCTTGGCGATGTCGGCGGATTCAAACCGAGTACGGCCGTCGATAGCATGAGCTTTAAGGGAATGATTCTGGAAGGTGAAAGTAGCCATAGCGATAGTCCTCGGTGTGTCAGGGCAATCACCACCCTCTGGTGCAAATCGTCGGGTGGTGAGACGTACAGGGTTTGCACTACCGGGCACCAAGGAAACCGGCGAGCCTTGCGGCTCCCCCGCACGCCCCACCATTGAAATAATACAAGGTGCGGGGGGCCGCAGGCAATAAAAAAGACGCTGGCGCGTCTGATATCGCCTTGGTACTGAACGGGGTGCAAATCCCGGTACCAGATTTTGCTGGTACTAATTCAGCATACGGCGTGAAAATCGGTCGTGTCAACACAAACGTGTAAAAAAATTACGCACTCAGATTTAAATCGGGTTGTCAACAGACGTTGCGGAATTCCTCGGCCACAGGAGTGCGGGCAAACATAGCTATCAGGTGGACACCCCGTAGCGAGAAAATTCTGACTTTTTTATGTTGCAACCCATTGATATTACCGCTGGTACTTGAATCAAGTACCTTGGTCATTACCCCCTCAAACTCATTTTTATAGTTGGCATAAAGCCCCGTCACTGCTCTATGATTTGCGTACCCTAACGCCTTGGCAATGCCGGCGGATTCAAACCAGATTTGATCGTTTATATGGTGTGCTTTTAGGGGATGGTTTTTGAAGGTGAATGATTGAGTGGACATACTATGATCCTTTTCTAGAGGAAGCCTGAAAGGCTCAGGCGGCCAAGTGCTAGAAACTTGTCATAGTCAAGCGGGCTTATTCCCCGAAGGTATTTTATTCACCCACACTCGGCCATATCTGAAATATGGGCGAAAAAAGACCGCTAAACTTTCGGGAGCGGTTACCGCTATGATGGTGTTTCTAGCACCTGAAAGCAAACATAACGTGCGAAATGTATCTTGTCCATACAAACGTGTAAAAAATTACACACTCAGATTTAAATCAGGTTGTCAATAGTCGTTGCGGAATTCCTCGGCCACAGGAGTGCGGGCAAACATAAGTAGATTAAGTACAAAATTCAGTACATATCGAAAATAGCTAATAATAATATCGATATACTTCAATTAGTTGCGTTTAAGGTTTCATAGTCATGGAAAAGAAAACTGCTCTGTATTTCGTTGCTCATGCGTGTTTGAACCTGATAGCGTTTGCGTATGTATGTTTATGT